TTACATTGTTGGTTACCGCAGTAACATTTTTTGTTTCAACTTTACCATCAGGGAGCATTATGCTTAATGTTTTATTCGTTCCTGCAAAAGTTGATAAATCTTTATCACTATCAACGGTTATAGCTGTAGTGGTCGCGGATTTAATTCGTCCAGATCTTCTTTCAACACTACGCACTGGATCGTTTATAGAAATTACACTTCCAGGTCTAACTATCGCTCCAGCATCTATGGAGGTTGAGAAACTAACAATTTCAGATTCATTTTGCTCACTGAAAAGTATTGCTTTTGCCAATCTGATCGCTTGCGTTCTTGATGTACAGCCAAATGCTTGTACTGTCTTTTTAATTATTCCAAGCTTTGCAATCGCAGCAGTATCTTCAAAAACTTCATAATCTATTTCTCTGCTATCCATGTTGAAGTACTTTACAGAAATCACAGAGTGTCTTTGTTTCAAGCTGCTACCAGAATATGAAAATCCTGCTTCAGTAACATTTGCAAGACTAAATAAGAAACTAGAGTCAGTAGGTCTATCTTGAGTAAGAGTTATAGAACCTGTTTGCCATATAGGAAAAGCTCTCATCACACCAGCTAATTCATTTATCAATTGATAAGCCTCTACCGTTCCTTGAATTGAAGCGTTGCAAGCGAACCTAGCTTCTTTTGTTCCATCGTCTAATGTAACTTCTTCATTTGCATATTTTGATGCTTGTACATAACTAAACAAATCAATATTTTTAAACAAATCAACGTCACTTGGATTGTCAATATCAAAATCAGGAGATATATGTACACCTAGCCCATATCTTTGGTTTGTTAAAACATCTAGTAATATCATCGAAGGGCAAGTACACCAAACAGCAGCACCCATCGTTCCATTAAATATGTAATTAGATGGATATTGTATTCTTCCTGTATTTATATCAACTGTAGGTGTACCAGAATTATTTGCACCTGCACCTGGGATTCTTACTTTTATGCCACGAATACGAAATGCTCTTTGTGGTACAGAACTAAACTGCTCCGCACTTAATCTTAAAGTTGAATATGCACAATCTGGATATGCTTGTGGAGTATAAACAACTTCTTCTATTCTGGAAACACCAAATGTATCTTGTATTTCATCTTGATTACTGTCAGCAGTAATTCTTTTTACTCTTATTTTTGCTTGTGTGTAATTAGCATCTCCAAAAGTATCATTAGATAAATTAATTGTATGTTCTCTTGAATATGAATCTTTACTTCTACCTGTAATTGTCTCATCTACAATTACATTAAAAGGCCCATTATCTTCTTGTAACAGTATTTGATAGTTAACTTCTGTTCCTAAAATATCTCCATTAGTTTCAAACTTTTGTAATGCTAAAAACTGTATAGTTACTTCGGCTGCGTGTTGTCCTAAAGAAAGATTAGGACTATCAACAAATGATGAAGTGGTAACAACAGCAGAGTTTGTCAGTATAGTATTTGATGTTTTTTGTAAGTTTGCATTTTCTAAATTAGCTACTGGTTTTTGATTACCCTCTCCAAACTTAGGAATAAAAGTAACATCCTCAAAACTAAAATCTGTATCAGTTAAACTACTAAGTTTAGTTGTAAAATTTGGATCATTTGGACTTACATTTAAAACAGCAGTGTTATCTAAAAAAATATCAGCTAAACAAGCATTATTATAATTTGCATTATTACGAGCGATACCTTTTTTAGATGGCGTTGCAAAACCTTCAATCTCACCTTCCGAAAGCAAATCTTGTATCGTTGCAAACTCTTTACTGTTAAGAGTATCTTCGGCTCTTACTGGTTCTCTAGGTGCTGATGGTCCTTTAGAACCTCTTATAATTTTATTCACTATGCTTCTCCTGCAACAATTTGTTGTGTATCAATACCTGCTGATATGACTACAGATCCAGTGACAATTTCTCCGTAACATAAAGGTATGCTAGTTCCAGCCCTATCAGTATTTTGTACGCCAGAGAAACTAAATGAAATGCGTGGATCTTCTTCATTACTAAATTCCTTCATTTGTGGCAATGGAAATAACATTTGACTTACACCCTGTAAAGTCAATGCAATACCGATGTTACCTATGGCTGCTTGAAATCCACTAAATCCTTTTGCTGCTGTAAATCCTAACCCACTAAAATTAGCACCAGGCATTGCAAATGCTAGTCCAATCATCGCCACGCCTAGTAAAGTTCTACCTAGACCACCAGAACCACTAATTACAGGGACAATGCTGACACCTTCACTTCCAATTGGATGATGTAGTTCATCTTCTCCAATATCATAATCATTAACAATAACTTTGTAATATCTATCATTCATGTGGCCTTCAAGCTGTGGAAAGTTTGTTACTAAAAACCTAACAGCATCAGCACTAGAGTTTATAACAGCATCAAATTCTTTATGACCTATAAAGTCAGCTAGTTCACCATATAATTTAACTTTCTTGAGCATAGCGATACCTCTTACCAGTACATTTTAACAACCATTCAGAGTAAGGCTCTCTACAAGATAGTCTATCTGCTAAATGGTGTAAAACCATATCTCCTAAGAAAATCGCCACATGATTTAAAGTTGGATACATAATAGACATCAACAATACATCTCCCTCTTTTAATTTCTCATCTGGTCTAAGTTCTCTAAAACCTGTTCGCCATGCGTAACTTTCAAATAATGGATCGAACAAAAACTCATCTGCTGTCATTGTTCTTTCATAGTCTTTTAAAATAATTCCTTTTTCTTTTTTGTAGTAATCAACAACTAAACTCCAGCAATCGGTGACACCCCAGACCCATTGTCTACCTAATAAAGGTGCTTCATATCCCGTTGGTTCTACATAAGCCCATTCTTCTGTTGTTGGATTAACAATGTACCAAGGTAATTTACTTTGTTCACAACTTACTTTATCTGCCTGACTTGGTTCTGGGGTAGAAACTGGATGACTGTGAATAATAGCAGTTATTTCACCAAGATTATCTGCTTTTACATAATCTTCTGGATTTAAAATAAAATGCTGATGAGATGTAATAGCTAGATTTTCACAAGGATAATATCTTTCTTTACCTCGTATGTTTAACAACAATCCCACAGATTCTTTTGGGTCTTGGTCTTTCGCATGAACCAATGCGTCATCTTTCCAACTCATTGAACAAACGTACCAATAGCAGGGAATAAGGCTCTAGTACATTGTCTTTTTGGCACTCTTATGCCAGCTAAATCAAATACTGCTGCTAATTCAAACTCAACTACTTCTCTGTTTTCTGCTGATTTACGATCCACAGAATAAATTTCTCTTGGAAATTCTGCATTAGGATCAGGTGTTCCAAAAGGATTGTTGCCTGTAAAGTTGTCATTATCTATAAATCTTGCCAGTGTTCTTATTCTGGTAACAGTAGCACCTGTTAAATCGTTTCCTGCTGTTATTTCATTTACAGTTAAAAGAATAGCTGATATTGTTCCAAGAGCATTACTTACAACTAATTTAGGTCTTGGTAATTGACCACGTTGAAAAGCAAAACCTTCAGCTACTACGGGAAATTTCTCATAAAATTTACCTGCCCACTTTATATTTGTATTAACTTGATTTGTACCAGCATGAAATCTATAGATATTATTTTCAGCATTTGCAGTAGGTATTCCTGGATTATTAGTTCCGTGCAAAGCTGGATTAAGAGTAAGAGTAAATAATTCGATTACTGATCCCGGATTTATCTTTGACAAATCATTAAAAATACTACTAAATGCTTCATAAACAATATTATTGTCGTAAACACTTTCGCCTATAATTTTTGTCCATGAAGGTTCAGTTGTACTATCAGTAGTCCCTGGTGTTGTAACACGAAAAAACATACCATCAACACCATTAGTAGGACATACAATATCTCCTACATCTTTAGCTTGATTGGGACTCCAAACAGTAGCAACAACAGTCATGGTTCAAATACCTCTCTAAATGTTGCTTGTATTGTTGCTCTGTTTAAATATGGAATTGATTTAGACCATGATTCGCATACAAATTTAGATGAACTAGCCTCTCCTGGTGGAGTGAAATCAAAACTAGCACTATCAATTGCACGGGCATCAAGGAAGTTTTCTATAGTATCTGCATCTGTTTCTGATACTTCAAACGTAAAATTAAATATTTTTGGATTTTGATTTTGTCCGAGACCAAATAATATTCGATGCTCATAGCCATCAGCAAAACGAACTATTCTAGTATTTGGTGCAGATCTTTTTTGTTGTCCATATCTAGGAGTGATAGAAGGAAAAGTAGCCATTATGCAAGTAAACCTCCAGGTCTTTGTTGCTGTATTATTTCAGATTGTACCGCTACTGATATAAGTCGACCAAGTTCTCTTCCTCTATCTTCATCTCCTTCAACAGAAGAACCAGAAGCATCTACATTTACAACTACATTTGTAGAACCACCTAACTGATTATTTGGAATTATAGTTCCTGCTCTATCAGGTACAAATAATTCTGGTCCTTTTTCTCCCACAATAGAAGGTTTGCCAACAGGAGGTCTACCACCATTCGCAAATCCAGGTATGCCTATAGCTCCTAAAAGAGAATTAACACCAAATTGTAAGAGTGATCTTTGTATCTGAGAAAATACGCTGCTGGCTACTTCGCCTAAAGTTTTAGTTCCATCTATTGCACC